CAAACCTGAAATAGCCCCTGCCCTTAAATTTGCCGCTGCTTCAACTCAGGACACCTTATGACCTTCTACATCTTTCTTCTTGCATGCTGTGCTGCCGCCGCAACGGGCATCATCTTCAAACCAGGCGCCTGGTACGAATCACTTCAAAAACCGAGCTTCACCCCACCGAATTGGGCATTTCCAGTCGCCTGGACCACGATTTATCTACTGCTGGCGTGGGCGGGGTATCGCTTGACCCAACTTCCTGGCAGCGAGACCGTGCTCGCACTATGGGCGGCGCAAATCGCGCTCAATACCTTGTGGACGCCGGTATTTTTTGGAGCGAACCACATCGTCGCGGCGATGGTGATCCTTGCAGTGCTCTGGATGGTTGTGGCCGCAATGGTGGTGATGGCCATGCAGTTGGACATCGTCACGGGGCTTATCTTATTCCCGTACCTGCTATGGCTCTGCGTGGCTGCCGCCCTGAACTTCTCAATCCTGCGTCACAATAAATAACCTTCGGGTAGAGGTGGCCATGCGTCAGCCGTCCAACCACGTGAACGCAGAGCAAGGAAGGCAGTTAAGAGAGAGGGAGATAGGAACCCGGGTCGGTAGCTACCGAAAGCAAGGAGAGTCGCGGACTTTTTGCCCCAGGTTGGTAGCTCGTTGCCACCAAACCCCAAAAACGACAAAGCCCTGAAAAATCAGGGCTTTGTCGTATCTAAGATGGCGGAAGCATAGAGATTCGAACTCTAGGACCTGTTACAGTCGGCAGTTTTCAAGTCCAGTCTATAAGTCGTTATTAATCATCAGGTTACGAGCTATCCTATCCCGCATCAGGGATTTTTTCGCATCGCTACAGGCCGCGTAATTCAAGGGGTCTGATTTGAGTTGCGGAATGGTTTTCGAGGGCGTGCCACAATGGTTTTTTCTGTCCAGGAGCACCCATGGCCAACGTTCCAGCAGGCCTCAGCCGATACAAGATTACGGCCGTCGAGGCTGAGTTGATCGACTCTCAATTCATACTCGTCGAGGCTGATGTTCATCTCCAGTTGAAGGGTATGCCGGTGGATAGCGCCAGGTACGCAGGCCACGGAGAAGGTCTGTATTTTTTCGTACTCAGAATCGACGACCAACGCTTCAAGATTTACCTAGGCAGGACAAACGCGCTCTCACGTCGAATGAGGGAATACACCAGCGGATTCCAGCCACACTCCCCTAATGACTTCAAGCTACAAGCATTCCAGTGGTACTTGGCCAAGTCGCTACCAGACGCGAGGCTCGACTTATTGTTTCGGCCTCTGCCCAGCGAAGATTTAAAAGCGGCGGAAGCTGCGGGCATTAGTCATTACCGCCCTCTCCTCAACGAGACCAGCAAAGCGAGCAACGAGGCACGCCTGGCGCTTCAGGAAGCCTTCTCGGTGTATGTGCACAGCACTTTTGAACAACGTCTGAGCTGAACCATCTGCATTTGATTAGGATGCCCATGAATGTGGGCATGTGTGCGAACTGATCAGGACGAGACGCTTGCCAATAGACATCCCATTTTTCGGGGAAGCCATCGGGATCAGGTAAGAAAGGTAAGCACTGATGGAAAACGACTTCAATCCACTGAATTTATTGGGTTTTTTCTGATATCGAAAAGGTAATTTTTAGGTAAGTAAAAGGTTAGGAGATTACCTGTTCCTAGGGTCATAACCTGCACCTCTGAAACCCTCGTAAAACGAGGGTCTGAGGATTAATTACCTTTCGACTTACCAAAACTTACCTCCTCAGGTTAGGAGTCAAAGCCAGGAAATGCAGGACTCCCAAACCACTTCCCGATGGACCCAACCTTTATTACCCTATCCCGACATCGTTCCTGAAAATGGTTGCCGCCTCCTCTGCTTTATCCACGAGTGACGACTATCCAAACAAAGCACCTCCGCAGGTTTCTGAAGGCAATCCGGGCCTCCACTTCCCCACCCCCCAATCAAGCCAGCAGCGCGATGTCCGTTGTGCAGCGGCGCAGAAAAAGGGACCTATTTAGCCCGCAGGCGAGGTGGGGGGACGACGGCGCGCGCTACCTGGCATGGGATTCGAGGGAACCGTTGTTAAAGCATGAGCGGATGGGGCAAGCATCTACCCCACCGCGTAGACACCTGACATAGTATGGAGTAAGTTGGCAACCCGAAGTGATGGCTTATTGAAATCATCATCGTGTGTGATAATCTTAAATCAGGGAACGAAAATGGCTAAAGTAGTTAGCATGATTAATTGGAAAGGTGGAGTTGGCAAGACCACCCTAACGCTTCACTTGGCGGCCGGACTCGCAACACGCCATAGCAAAAGAGTGCTATTAATTGACTTAGACCCTCAGTGCAATCTCTCTTTTCTAGCAATCGGCGCGAGCTCTTATATTTCCCATACCTACACAAACAACGAACCAACTCTAAAGAATATATTTGACGACTACTTTGCTCGAAAAGCTACCAAACCTGCAGACGTCATTTTGCAACAAAGTGTTAGAGCCAGAGCAGGAAGGGTCTACACCAAAGTTGGCGTTATACTGTCGCATCAAGAACTTACCCTCTTGGATATGAAGCTTGCACGTGAAAAACGAGTAGGTAAAGACCACAGAGAAGAAACAAAATTCGAAATAGAAAAAATATCAATTATCAAATCAATTCTCGACGCGGTATCGGATGATTACGATTATATTCTTCTTGACTGCCCGCCAAATGTAAACCTCGTCACTCAAAACGCTTTTTTTGCTAGCGACTATTATGTTGTCCCTTCTATCCCTGACTTTCTTTCCACAGTTGGCATAACGTTAATTAATCAGTATATGGATCAGTTCAATAGGGACTATGAGTCTATGTGGGGTTATGCTGGGATGCCCGGGAGTTACAACCCGACGAAATTTGGCGGCGTGGTATTCAACATGGTTGATGAGTATAATGGAGGACCTAAAAATGGCCACCAGCAGATCATCAACAACGTGAGTTCACAACTCGGAGCTGCGGCAATTTTTGAAAATTACATCACTGACGGGGACGGCATTTCAGCTGCTGCGGATATGAACCTTCCGGTTTTCGCAGTTACTGACCTGCCTAGGTCACATCAAAATGCAGGAAAGCAGGCCGGATACATGGGCGAAGTTGTCGATGAATTTGTAGCAAGAATCATATAAGGGGACTTTTATGAAATCTCATGACCTAGCGCACCTCATGGAGCTTGCCACCAATATTCTTCGCTCGTTACCCAACAGCGATCTGCCTCAGGCCCTGAAGACGATTCAAAAGCTTGTTGACAACAACCAAAGCCCAAACATCAAAAAAACTCAATCACATTCTATCGAGTTGCCAAAAGACATCCGAAAAAAACTAAGCCTGATGAGCGCGCAAGATATTGAAAACTACTTGAATACCGACCCGCTATTTATTTCAACAGCCAGCATCCAAAAGCTCGCTGAGGAACTAGACATACAAATCTCTAGACGCCAAAGTAGAAATGCGCTGGTGAATTTAATTGTCCGACATCAAGAGTCAAGTCAAATGGACTCCTTGATAAGAAGCGGCTCAAAAAACGATGTAGATATGAACCCCAACTAAAATTTGTATTTTAAAATGCACGCAATATTACGGCATCTTTAAGTACCCCTGCCGCCCTAATGGGCGGCAATCTACTACATAGCTTTAAGATAAAGCCACGGGCAAGCTACGACCTTCAAGCCTCCTAAACACCCCACAAAATACCAGCAACTACCTTCTCGACACCTTATAGATCTTTCTTCCGGAATCAAAATCAGATCCCACAAACCACCATTCCTCGATCGCAACTTGTAATAATCAATACAACCTGATAGCTCCAACATTAATTAAATGATAAGCCAAGAGATATCAGTTCGACTTAAATCGCATAACATCCACTGCTAGCCAGTCATTTAGCTGCGCCATTCGAGCCTGAATAGGCACCAGTTCATTAGCTACATAAATGTGCGCCGCCTCCTTAATCGACCCAAACCCCCCAGCATTCTGGGGCACAATCCCCATCAACTGCGGAGGTATCCGCAAGCTCGCGAGGACATCATCCCGCGTCTGATTTTTGATCGAGTTGAACTCATCCTTCGCCGCCACCTCACTGACGGGTATTAACTGCAACCCGTCCTTCTTGCCATTGGGCGAGTACACAAACAAATTCCGGAAATTCCCCGGCCCCTTGGCGTTCTTCAGGGCGTTGCGCAGTGCATCGATATCGGCCTCGTTCTGGGCGGGGTCGGTCAGGTAGAGGATGAAGCCTGCGTGGCTGCCGTTTTCGTAGTATTTGCGGCGGAACAGCGTCGAGGCTTCGTTGAGCAGTGCTGATTGCAGGGCGCAGATCCACTCGGGTACGCCGTAGATTTCCTGGTGCAGGTCGGCTTCTCGCAGGTGGAAGATGGTGCCCGGCTCGAATTCATGTACCTGGTTCCAGCCTTGGGCCATGAAGTAACGACCGTCGCGGCCTACGCGCATGTACTTTGCCAGCGGCGGGACCAGTTCGCGGGTTTTGCCGAGCAATGAGCGACGGGTTTCCAGGTAGGCGTTGCCCAGGCACAGGTAGTCCAGGGCGAACTGTTCGAAAGCGGCGCGGGACAGCAGCGGGTGCGGGATGAATGATTTGCTCAGCATGTTGCGCTTGAACATGAGCCCCGAATGCAGATGCACGCTGGAACGGACTGAGCGTGCCAGGCCGTCTAGGGCTAGCGGTGGTTCGTACCAGCGGCCGTTAAACCAGCACTCTAGGTAATCGAACATCTCCTGCCCCGCCAATACCGGCGTCGGTTCGCCAAAACTGAAAACCTCAACACCGGCAGGTTGGGCGGCGGTCTGAATGGCTGTACTCATCAATAAATCTCCATGCGTCCGGTGTTGGCAGTCGTCTGCCCTTCCAGCGGCTCGTTATGCAATGCGTGAAAGAGCGCCCACGCCAGATCGGCATGGCCGGTTTGGTCGTTGCGTCCGGCTGTATAGGTGAATTGCCTACCGCCTGCGGTGACGGTCTTGCGGATGGCCATCAGCGACTGGGCCATGTCGGTCCACCCGGCGTCGAATTCCAGGCGGCCGTTGTGGATCACGTCGTAGGCTTTGAGCACCAGACGGGTTTTGACCTCGGGGGAATAGCTGAAGGTGGTTATGTTCGGGAAGAACTGGCGAACCAGCTGCGCTACGCCGCTGCCCAAGCCAGTTACGTCGATACCGATGTAGGTCACCCAAAATCGGCCACAAACAGCTTTGATTGCGGCGGCCTGCGCGGCAAAGTCCATGCCCCGGAACTGGTGCCGCTCCAGGATGCGAAATTTACCGCCCGGTACCAGCGGCGGAGCGACTACAACCAGCCCTGAACAATCACCCGTCTCGGCTGGGTCGTAACCGATCCAGACTTGCCGATCGCCAAACGAGCGCATCGCGAACGGCTTGAAGTCCTCAGCCCACTCTACCCAGCTATCCACCATGCAAGGCTGCAACATGCTGAGCGGGAAGATGCTCGCACCGTCGTCCACAAACTCGCACATCAGTAGGTTAGCGAAGGCTTCCGGGCTGTATTCGCGGCGCAGCTCTTCGATGTCGAACAAGTCACAGCCGCCCTGCTCCGCGTCAAGGATGGTGACGATCTGGCGCCACAGCCGATCCTCACAGAAGCGGCCTTGCTGGAGCGCGCCGTGAGACACATCCACTTTCGTGTGTTGCGCGGCCGGCTTGCCCTTGTTGAAGCGCTCGCCGGTCCAAAAGGTGTAGGCCTCGTGGGCCATGCTGGAAGGCGTCGAGAAGTAGGTTTTGCGCCATTTCTTATGCATGGCCATGCCAGAAGCAACCTTGTTCAACTCCTCGAACTTGAAGGTCCAGAAGAACTCATCAAAGTAGAAATTGCCGTGGTAGCCCTGAGCAGTCCGTGCATTGGTCCCGAGGAAAAACAGCTCTGCGCCGTTAGGCAAGACGATGGGGTCACCGGTCAGTTCGACGCCGATCACTTCACGGGCGAATGCCTGAATGTAGCCCCGGAACAGATAGGCCTGATTCTTCGAAGCCGACAGGAATATCTGGTTACGCCCGGTCACCAGCGCATCAATGAATGCCTCACGGGCGAAGTAGTAGGTCGCGCCGATCTGGCGACTTTTCAGGATCACGCGGGTACGTTGGTTACCCGCTCGATACCAGTCTTTCTGATAGTCGAAACAGCCATCCAAAAAGGCTTCCGTCAGCTGCTCGATCTGCGCTTCGCTGATATCGTTTTTCGGGGCTTTCTTCTTCGGGCCTTCGTTGCGCTTTGCCAGGTTCGGGTTGAGGTCGGTTTCGGTACCGCCGCCCTGAAAGCGTTGAATACGCGCCTGCCGCTCAAGCTGACGGTGCAGCAGGTCGATTTCCTTGAAGTCGCCGCTGGTCTTGCCGTCCTTGAGAATGAGCTGCACCAGACGGGCTTCCAAAGCACCGCCGATTCGCTCTACATTATCGGCGCGGTCCCACTCGTCTCGGGCCTTCCAGCTGTGTAGCGTTTTCTCCTTCTCGCCGGTAGCCTCGGCTATCTCGCAGACGCGCCAGCCCATCCAGTACAAAAACTTGGCCTGGCGGCGGGCATCGATCGGTAACAGTTCAGTCATGTTCATGGCGGCGATGCTGCCGACATGCGCAGCTACTCTATACCCCGCCTCCTTGTAACCATGCGCTCTACAACGTGCCTTCGTTGCCGCTTCAGCCCCCCATCACGACCATGCACCTCATTGCCACGCATTACGCGTTCACCGCATTGAGGACCCGGCATGAAAAAATTCCGCAGCAAATTTTTCCGTGTGGCTGTTGAAGGCGCGACCACCGATGGCCGGCGCATCGAGCGCGACTGGATTGAACAAATGGCCGCCACCTACAACCCGAGCAAATACGGAGCACGGGTGTGGTTGGAGCACATTCGCGGCACCCTGCCTGACTCGCCGTTTCGCGCCTATGGCGACATCTTGGCGGTCAAGGCTGATGACGTAGAGATCGATGGCAAGAAGGTCCGCGCCTTGTTCGCGCAGATCCAGCCCACTGACGATCTGGTCAGCATGGTCAATACCCATAAGCAGAAACTGTTCACCAGCATCGAGGTTCGGGAAAAGTTCGCCGACTCCGGCAAGGCCTACCTCATGGGTTTGGGCGTCACCGACACCCCGGCCAGCCTGGGCACTGAAATGCTCGCGTTCTCCGCACAGAACCCAGAGGCCAGCCCACTCAGAGCCCGGAAACAGTCGCCTGACAACCTGTTCACCCTTGCCGAAGAAACGGAGTTGATTTTCGAGGAAATCGAAGACAAACCCAGCCTCGGCGCGCAGTTACTGAACAACATTCAAGAGCTGTTCAAAAGCAAACAAAACCGCGACGACGGCGAGTTTTCCACGATGGGCAAAGCCTTGGAAGCGGTTGCTGAACACAGCAAAGAGCTGGCCGATCAGTTCACCGCCGAGCAGCGCATCACAGCAGATCTCCGCCACCAGCTGCAGCAGCTCAGCGCCGATTTCAGTGAACTCAAAACCCAGCTCGGCAACACCCAGGATCACAGCCAGCAACAGCGCCCCGTTGCCTCCGGTGGCGCGCCCACCATCCTGACCGAATTTTGATATCGCCTTTTTTTGCGAGAGCACTCCATGCGTAACGACACACGAAAACTATTCAGCGCTTACAGCGGCCAGGTCGCCAAGCTCAACGGCGTAGAGTCCGCCACTGCGACCTTCAACGTCGAGCCGACCATCCAGCAACGCCTGGAAACCAAGATTCAGGAATCCAGCGAGTTCCTGAGCAGGATCAACATCATCGGCGTGGATGAACAGGAAGGCGAAAAAGTCGGACTGGGCGTTGGCAGCACGGTAGCCAGCCGCACCGACACTGCACAGAACCCGCGTAAGCCACGCAGCATCGGCACCCTGTCTTCGGACAAATACAAAACCGAAAAGACCGACTTCGACACCTTCGTCACCTACAAGCAGCTCGACGCCTGGGCCAAGTTCCCGGACTTCCAGACGCGCCTGTCAGCCGCTATCGCTCAACGCCAGGCGCTGGACCGCATTCAGATCGGTTTCTACGGTACAGAGGCCGCGGGCCAGACCGACCGTGACAAGCATCCGCTGTTGGAAGACGTGAACATCGGCTGGATGCAGCAATACCGCACCCACGCGCCAGACCGAGTAATGAAAGAAGGCAAAACGCCGGGTCGGATCAGCATCGGCAAAAACGGTGACTTCGAAAACATCGACGCGCTGGTCTATGACTCCATCCAATTGCTTGATCCTTGGTACCGCCGTAATCCGGGGCTGGTGGTGCTCACCGGGCGCGAGCTGGTACATGACAAGTTCCTGGCCCTGGTTAACAAGCAGCAAGAGTCCACAGAGGTACTGGCCAGCGACTTAATCATTGCTCAACGCCGCGTTGGCGGCCTGCCGTTGTACGAGGTGCCTTACATCCCGGAAGGCGCGATGCTGATTACACCGCTGGCGAACCTGTCGCTCTATTGGCAGATCGGCGCACGCCGCCGCTACCTCAAAGAGGAACCGGAGTGGAACCGCATCAGCAACTTTGAATCGTCCAACGAAGCCTACGTGGTCGAGGAATACGGCATGGGCTGCCTGCTGGAAAACATCAAAGCCGTTGACGCGCCAGAGCAGGAATAACCATGGTCCTCAGCCTTGCCCAAGCTCACCAGCGCCGCGTTCGTGCAGCCATGGAGTCAGCCAAGACCGCGCCCCTGCAAACCATGGCCGGCGCGACCGCTTACGAGCATCAGCTAAATCAGTTGCTGCAAGACCGGCTGCGCCTGAAGCAGGTGCAGTCCAACCAGGGCAAGGCTGAACTCAAGCGCCAACTGCTGCCGGAATACATTCCTTATGTGCAAGGCGTTCTAGCGTCCGGCAAAGGTGCCCAGGATGAAGTCATGACCACGATCATGGTCTGGCGGATCGACGCCGGGGATTACGGTGGCGCGCTGGACATCGCGGATTACGTGCTTGAGCACAAGCTGCTGATGCCTGATCGCTTCGAACGCACCACCGGATGCCTTGTTGCCGAAGAGATTGCCACGGCAGCGCTCAAGGCACAGAAAACCGGCGAGTCGGTCGACAGGCCAGTCCTGCAACGCACTCTGAAACTGACCGACGAACAGGACATGCCCGATGAAGCCCGCGCCAAGCTGTACCTGGCAACGGGCCGCGCCATGCTCGCGGGGATCGATGCTGATGAACCCGGCCAACCCGGTCAGATTCAGGCCGGGATAGACCTGCTCAAGCGCGCGATCGACCTGCACAGCAGTTGCGGCGGCAAGAAGGATCTGGAGAGCGCCGAACGACTGCTGAAAAAACACACCGCGCCTTCTGCCTAGAGGAACGCGGCGAACCGAGCGTCCCACGCACCCCGCCGGCTCGGGGCAAGCGGTCAACGATTTGCTGGCCCGCTTTGCCCTGACCACCGGCGACTACCGACAGAGCAAAACCCCATGAGTGGATTCATCGCCAGCGGCCCCACCGTGAGCGGCCACATCAACAGCGACGCCTTCTGGCCTTCCATCGACCTGGTTGCTTTGCGCGCAGCACAGCGTATCGACGCCAGTGTCAGCCTTGCGCGGCTGGAAACCGCCGTTATCGCAGCGACCATCAACGTCAATCGTGAGCTAGAAGCTTGGCGCGTCGAACAGCAAGCCAACGGCTTCCAAACGCTTACCGAAGTGCCTGCCAACCCAATACGCAACACTTCTGAGCGGGTACATCTGTATCTGCGTGCGGTTCAGGTCGCCACCAGCGCCGAAGTCTGCGAGCGCTACCGCAACTACGACAGCACCCGTAGCGGCAAGCAGAACGCAGAAGATCTCACCCCGACCGTCGACGAATACCGCCGCGACCAGCGCTGGGCCATTCGGGACTTTCTGGGCTTGGGCCGCAGCACCGTGGAGCTGATTTGATGACGACCGTTTTAGCGCAACAACACGACACCGTGGACGCCATTTGCTGGCGACATTACGGCCGCACCGCAGGCGTCACCGAATCAGTGCTGCAAGCCAACCCCGGGCTGGCTGACCTTGGCCCGGTGTTGCCGCACGGCACCAGCGTCACCCTGCCCGATGTGCAGCCCAGCGCGCCAAACCGGCAAATGGTGAACCTATGGAACTGAATGGAGCGGCGTTCTATGGCTGACCCGACATCAAGCACCATCACCGGCCTGCTGATGGGCTTGGGACTCGCAAGTGCCGTGCCGATCATCGACGGGGATGCGCTGTTTGGCGCGGTCCTGGGAGCCTGGTTGGTGACCAGCACCAAACACGACCTCAAAGCCTGGCAGCGGATTGGCTCGCTGATGCTGTCATCAGGCGTGGGCTACCTGTTCGCCCCTACGGCGTTGCGCCTTGCGCCAGTGCTGACCAGTGGCGGCGCGGCTTTCGCCTGTGCGTTGGTGGTCATCCCGCTGAGCATCAAATCCATGCTCTGGATCGAGAAAGCTGACCTGCTGGAGATCCTGCGCCGATTAAGAGGGGGTAGCTGATATGCCCCTCTTCACGTTGGTGGTCCCAATGATCACCGCTGCGGCTTATCTGCTCGGCGCACTACGGCTGGCGTATTACTACCGAGGCCTGGCGCGCTATCGGCGCGGGGTCTCGCTGTTCGCCAGCCTGTTTGGCGCGGCGCTGAGCCTGTGCGGCCTAGAAATCCTGCTGTATCGCCCACCCGTGAGCCTTTGGCATGCGTTATCGAGTGTTCTGATGTGCCTTTTGATATTCCGGTCCCAAGGCAACCTCGCGGCGTTGATGAGGCCGCGCACATGACTATCCTGCGTTTTGGAAACCACTCAGACGCAGTACGTCAGCTGCAAATAAACCTTAATCGGCACGGTGCGAATCTGGTCCCTGATGGCTCGTTCAACGCTGTCACACAAAGCGCCGTCCGTGCCTACCAGCTCAAAGCAGGTTTGGTCGCCGATGGCATTGCAGGCCCCAAAACCCTCAGCAGTGTCGCGGGTGCCGATTGCTCCAAGCTCCTCAAGCACGCGGACCTAGGCGACGCCGCCACACGGCTCGGCTTACCGTTGGCCACCGTCTATGCGGTCAATGAAATCGAGTCGCGGGGCAGAGGCTTCCTCGACAACGGCAAGCCGGTGGTGCTGTTTGAGCGGCACATCATGTACCGCCAGTTAACAGCGGTTGCCCATGTAAAAGACAGGCCAGCAGAACTGAGGCGCCACGCTGATGAATTGGCCGCTCTGCATCCCGATATCGTCAATCGGACACCTGGCGGTTATGTAGGCGGCAATGGCGAACATATACGCCTGACCAAGGCACGCCTGATCGATGACAGCGCAGCGCTGGAATCCACCTCATGGGGCGCGTTTCAGATCATGGGTTTTCACTGGCGTCGTCTTGGCCACGACAGTGTGCAAACTTTCGTCGCGAGTATGGAAACCAACGAATCCCAGCAATTCACAGCATTCGTGACCTTTCTGCAAACAGACAAAGAACTGCATGACGCCTTGAAGGCCCACCGCTGGGATGACTTCGCCCGCGTTTATAACGGCCCTCAATACGCTCGCAATCGTTACCACCTCAGGCTCCAGCAGGCCTTTGAACGCTACAGCACATGCACTTGTGATCACGAGGCCACGCAATGACCGCTATTAGCAGCCTGCGCCAACTGGTTTATGGCATGGCCCTGCTGGGCTCATTGGCGCTGCTGCTCTGGGCCCAGCAGCAACGTATCAGGCTTGCCGACAGCGCGACCCGACACGCCATAGAGCGAGAGGCGACGGCCCAAGACACCGCCGAGCGCCATCGCCTAAGCGCAGAAAGCCTGCGTAGCACGCTGAATGACGAGCGCCAGGCGCAAACCCGCCTTCGTATCACCCAAAACCAATTGCGCCAAAGCCTGGCCAGCCGTCAACGGCAGATCGAGGACCTGAAACGTGAAAATAAAGAACTGCAAGACTGGGCTGCTCAGCCTCTGCCTGACCTGGCTCGCCGGCTGCGTCAGCGCCCCGCCCTTACCGGCGCCGACGCTTATCATCAGTGGATGTCCGGCCGTGGCCCCCTGCGAGTTGCCGGCGACACAACCGAGCAGTAACGGCGTCATGCTCAATGACCAGGACATCATTGAAAACGCCTGGGCTGAATGCGCGGCGCAGGTCGATATGGTTTATCAGTCCCAGGGGGCAGCCCATGAATAAGCCCGACAGCCTGCGTGCTCACCTGTTGGAATGCGTGCCTGACCTCAAGCAAAACCCCGACCGGCTGCTGATCTTCATCGACAACGGCAAAATTCGCTGCACCGCTGCCGCCAGCCTTTCGTTTGAATATGGCTACCAACTGCAGATCATCCTCACCGACTTCGCCGGTCACCCGGACAGCGTCATGTTGCCCCTGTTGGGCTGGGTGCGTATTCATCAATCCGAACTGCTCACTAACCTGGACAAGTCTGCAGAAGGCATTCGCTTTGAGGCAGACGTGATCGACCGGAGCAAGGTGGACATGAGCATCACCCTGCCGCTCACTGAGCGAGTGATCGTGAAAAAGCGTGATGACGGCAGCTTTGACCTTAACCGTCCGCTAGAACCGCAATACAGCGACTACGACCAAGCGCCAGGCAGCGGGTATCAGATTCGTGACTGACAACCTGAATGCCCTGGAAGACTGGGCAGCGCCACTGCTACGCCAACTGCAGCCAGAAGCCCGAAACAAGCTGGCCCGGACCCTCGCCCAACAACTGCGCCGAAGCCAGCAACAACGCATCACCCGCCAGCAAAACCCCGACGGCACGCCCTACGCCCCGCGCAAGCAACGCGACCTGCGCGGCAAACAAGGGCGCATCAAGCGTAAAGCGGCCATGTTCAGCAAACTGCGTACCGCCAGGCACCTCAAAGCCGTGGGCGATGGCAGCGCCATCACCGTCGGATTTACAGGGCGTATTGCCCGGATAGCGCGGGTTCACCAGTACGGGTTGAGGGACCGGGCTGAAGCTGGAGCCAAGGAAGTGGTGTATGCGCGGCGGGAGCTGATGGGCTTAACGGGGCGGGAGTTGGAGTTGGTGCGGGATGGGTTGCTGAGCCACTTACAAGCTTAAATTTCGTCGTCTGGATCAGGGTAAGACATTCGACCTAATACCCATGGCTGAACGATCTCACTGTGGATGTTGCGTAAAAATGAACCCCACTCCGCACGGCTGTGAGCATCAGGCCCGATGATCGTCAGGAGCAAATACTCATCCCGATAGTCGTCATAGGCGTATATCAGCCAATTGTCGTTGTCGGGATCGTTGAGCTTTGTCGTTCGGTAAAACTGGCTTTTGGCCCCAGCCCAGCTTGTCTGGGTTTCAAGATCGCTCGCGAGATGAATATGATGCATCTCGCTCAGATCAAGCTCTTCGTCGCGGCCAAATATGTCGGGCAGCTCATCGCACACTTTGTAGTTGTAAAAGTGTGCGTAGAAATTTTGCCAATTATGAGTTCGCTGAAATAGCTCGGAGACTTTGACCGCAGGCATCAGATC